CTTCCTTTGTAGGTGCATTCAATCGCACCTCACCCCCGAAATATCATTGGGGATGTCCATGGACAGATTCTTGTCCAAGACGAGTCAGGTCCGCAGCATTACAGCCACGGCCCGAAGCTCGACCACCGCTGAACTGTACTCCTAGCAACCCTATGGCCTTGCGGCTGTGGGATCTTCGAAGGTTGCAGTTCACTCACCATCTGTGCCCACTGGAAGAGTTCAGTTTCCATCAGGTCAAAGATATCCTCCTCGACGGCAAATGTGTCACCGTCGATAGGAGAATTCCTGATCCCGCTGGTGAATCTCTCCCAAAACAAAATCGTCTTCACGACGTTAGGTGGGAACAAGTTCTGACTAGCGCCGGAGAGCTCCAGAGTATGGAGCACTTTCAGGATAGTGCCATGGTTGTCGAACACGTCTTCCCGCTTGCGCGGGGCGATGTGACGATAAACCCATGCATCATGCTGATCCTCAGCGCGAACGGGTGTAGCTTCATCCCAATCGCACACGAGGCCTCCGTCACCGCAACCCTCGGGGATTTTGAACCCTCGGAAGCGAGACGGTATCGCGTCGACGACGCCTTGGTAGGCGCTTTGCCAACGCGAGTCTAGTCCCCAAGACAACCGACTATAACGTCGAATTGTATTGGCAGCCCAGTACTTTCTAAGTACAGAATCAATTGGGCTACGAACGTAAAACGGTGAGACGTCGGTTCCCGCAAAGTAGTGTTTACCACACGACTCACGGAACGGTCCAGATGAGAAGGTCTTCTTGGTATTCATAACGAAACCAAGGTAACTGAAGACTTCCTCTAGGACAGGTACTACTTCGATACCGACTACAATGTCGTCACCGAAGACAGTACACCGAAGGTCCATACCCTCTGGGGCCAACAGGTCCATGACCGCGCGAACGACTCCATAGAAAATCAGAGTCTCAAGCTCGAACGTGAACCCATTCCCCATTGAGGATACCTTACGGAGCAAGTGTTTCTGCCCCGTAGGGAGAACGACCTGTGGTGACCTCATCAGCTCGATGAGATTACACCACTCAGATGGAAGTAGCTGACCCACCAGACCCAAATGGATAGAGTCTGAGGCGCTGCTGAGGTCGACTGTTGCCAGCCGACCGTTCGCACTCCCTTCACGTGCCAGTGCCGCGTTGCGGTCCTGAGCATCTGGAAGGAGGAGTCCCCATCGTTGAAGACGTCTACGGATAATCTTACCTAGCCCTTTCTGACAGTACATGTTCA